GCTATAATTTTTAGGACCTACAGGATCTGTTGTTGGGGTTTTAGGTCCGATTTGCTCATTAAACTCACCAGTTAGTGTTTTATTTTTCGTTAGTGATCCATAAAATCCAGATAATGTACCAAAATTACCAGAAGTAGATTCTGTAAATTGAGTTCTTGGAAAAACTCCAAGTATCATACGAGGACCATTACTCCCGTAAATACCATAAACCATATCTCCCTGACTGATTCTAACAGACCTTAATTTAAAAGCAGCACCAGATCCAGCAGTTGTTGGGAGTAAGCATACCGCATAACTCAATTCATCATCAGAGGTTGTTTGATCATTTGAATTATCACCTAAAATTCTTACTTTATATCTCCAACCCCAACCACTATCTATTTGGGTTTTCTGTGATTCATAAGACACTACCTTTCCTACCCAAGATTGAAGAGGTTTTTTACCATACTGATCTTGACTACTTGAATTTAAAAATGACTGATTGTAAGATGGTTGGCTCATTTTTTGCTTACATAGTACCCGTATGTATCACGGGCAAGTGTTAATATAGTATATGATTTATTTGGATCAAAATGATGTGATAAATGCATTATCAAATAATAACCACTACGATGTAAATTATATATCTCAAGTAACTTATCATCTTGCGTAATATTAATTAGATCTAATCTAATCACATCACCTGCTTCAAGTTTCATATTACAAGGAACTGTTATTTTTACCAATTGAGCCTGAAGAAGATTATATCTCATAATAGCCTTTGGTTCATAATCAGCAGGACTATTTAAAATCTCTTGAGACACTCCTTTAGCATCTGCTCCTGGATTAAGTACATATGAATATGTTTTATGATAATGCTTATCCACTTCAGGTGGTATTTCATGTTTTTCACCTAAATTAACATCACTTAGAAGATTGACTACTTTTTCTGTATATTCATGTGTGATTGGATTTAAAGTGCATATTCTCACATTATATACACCTTTTCTTAAAGAAGACAATATGTTTTGATCTCTTTTTACATCAGGTGGATTTAAAACAGTGAAGTTATTTCTTTCATTTCTTTTTAAATCTCTCTCTCCCGTGCTTGGGTAACTGTAAATATGATGGTAAGCATAATCTGGATCTTCATCAAATTTTTTAATTCCATTGTATATTAATCCACTAATTGATTTAAAATGAAAACCTGATTTTGTCTCAAAAAAGAAATAACCAGGATCTCTACCATTTTCTGGTATTGATTTTTTACATAATTTGATAATAGCATCAAGTGGTGCATCATGATTCATACTAACCTTATCTTCATTTGATGTATTTTCAATAAATTGTCTACTTGTATCTATTTTTAATGTGGTTGGATCTGATAATATTTTTTTTACAACATCACTTATTTTAGCCTGAGGATATGTCCTACCACTAACTATCTTTGAATTATCAATTGAATGTTTTGATACCATAGGTATAAGAACAGATTGTCTTTGTGGTTCATCAATCGTTTGAGGACTTCCAGTAATAATCATAGGTCTTTTGGTAAAATCCAAAGTTCCATATCTAGTTACGATTTCAAATCTAACTTCTTCAAATCCCTCTATTGGTAATGCGTCTTTTAATGTTCCTCTTAAACCACTTCTTCTTTGTGCAACTGTTCCTCCAGTATCATATTCAAGCATCGTGGCAGTGACCATAGGAGAAAAAACACTCTCATAATAATCAAACCCAAGACATTTTCCCTTAGTATCTACAACAATACCTCTACCAGGTTTGCTGATCTCTAATACATTATATTGTGATGCTCCTGCTGCTGACATATTATATCTTTGTGCCTGGATTAACCACTACTGTTTGCCTTGCAATAATAACATTTGAATTCGATTTTAGATTAATAGATGAATTTGATAAATCTAAATTATCAAATTTAAGATTTGATGATAAATCTGCTGAAGTTCCATATCTAAAGATACCAGAACCAGGAACTATTTCATTAAATCCATATTTTTTTGCATTATTTTTCAACCATTCAAGTGATTGTCCAGTTCCAGTAATCTGTGCGATACCATCAACTACTGCTAAATTTTTTAAACCTATAAGTCCGTCAGAATCCATGATCATATTTTCAAATTGTTCTATTGATGGACTTTCTGATGATAATTTTGTATTACTTAATTGTTGATCTAAAATAATATTTCTTAAATTTGAATCTGGAAGTCTAGCTAATGCCGACTCCATTGGATTACTACTTTTACTCATAGTATCTAATCCAAAACCCGATGCTTCTCTATCAAATTCCTTTGCTAGTTCATTAAGTCTATCAGCCTCTTCCTTTAACATATTAAAGTCACGACCATTTAACATGTTCTTGATGCCTTGCACCATAGGATTTTCATTAAGTGTTTTTATAAAATCCCTTGCTCCCTCATATATGTCAATCACTGCATCTTTGAACCCTTGAATTTGAGGTTCATATTTTTGAAATAATTCATCTATTTTTGCCTTTATCTCATCAATATTGTTTATAGCTGTTCCTAGTAATAATATTGATAAGAATGTAAGAACTTTTGTAAAAATATTAAAAGGTTCATTTAATACAGATTTTCCCATATTTGTTAGAGACCTACCAAAAGAACCAGATCTTGTTTCTAATTTTTTTTCTCTTTTAGTTCTTCTCCCACGTTCCTCTAATTTTTTTCTAAATGATATCTTAGTTCTTCTCAATTTGAGTAATTTTTCATTATTAGTCACCAAAATACTTTTAATATTAGTAGCACTTAATTTTACTTTTTCTGCTTGTTCAACCATCAATCTAGATCTCCATATAATAGATTAGGAACATCAAGCATATAAGAATTGAATGTATTAGTTGCATCATAATCAAATACATCAGTCGCACTAAATCCACTATAATCACCAGACATTTCAGAATTTGTTAAATCAATTGGTGGTAAATCTAAAAAACTAATTCCAGATAGATCTGAATTCAAATCATTATTGAACAAAGTAGAATAATCAAAATTGTCATCTCCAAAATTTAATTCTTTAATAGACTCTGACCCATCATCAAATGTAAAAGGATTAAGAAGACCAGCAAATGGTCTAGATTCTGAAAATTGACTAAAATCTAGATTTGGTATAAATTCGGCACTATCTCTTCTATTTCCATCATTAAAAATGTTAAACCCATATTTAAATTGTTTTCCTGTTTTTAAGAAATATATTTGTTCCTTTATGAAAGTCCTAACACTACCAGCACTTTTTCCAAATGCCGAGAGTTGTTCATCAGGATAGGTGAGAATTCTTTCCAGATCCTCAATCATTGCGAGTCGATCACCAGCATATTGTTGTTGTAAGACTCTAGCAGTTTCTTCTGCCTGAGTTGGTAAACTAGCTGCAAATATACCACCAGCGAATAATGCAAGAACTCCTAATGCTGATAATGTTACTGGATTTGTTAATAAAGCAAATAAACCTCCAAGAGAAGCTAATGATCCTATCAAACTTAATACTACACCCGTACTTACTATCGCTGCGATTCCACCTATAACCAAATTCCAATTTTCCGTCAACCAATCAAAAGCACCCTTAAACTTATCTCTATTTTCTTTTTTACCAAAAAATTCAAATGCACTGTTTATTAATACTCCTGTTCCCAAAATACCGAAAAGAGAAATTATTTTATTAAAAATACCTTGAAAAGGTGAAGTTAATTTTTTAGCAGTTGTAGATATGAAACCACCAATTTTTTTATTTGCTTTTTTTGCACCCTCTAAATCATCCTCTTCATTTTGCCTTCTCTTACCCAATAATCTTTTTCTTTCTAATTTTTGATCTTCTTTTTCTATTCTCAATCTTTCTTTAAAGTCAGATGATAGAATACCACCAACTTGTGTTAGAATTTCATTTGTTTCTTCTAAGGTAGTTTGTAATGGAGTTGTTTTTGGAGCAATCTTATCTCCAATGTCAATTTTTTGTGCCTTAAATATATTTTTTATCGCAGTAATTTTTCTCTCATTATTTGCAACTCTTTTTTCTAATCCATTACCACCTATTTTCATGGTAGTCGCAGTCATCTTTGGCTTACTCTGACCTTGCATAGCAGCCATTTTATTCATAAAATTTTCATAGGCAGGGGATTTATCCATTTTTTCTTTGTTGTGCTTTTAAATTTTCCTCTTCAATATGTTGTTGAAGTAAAGATACGTAAATGTCCCTTTCCCAAGGAATAAGATTCTCAATCTCAGTTAATGAATATTTATGATGCTGAATCAAAGCAAAGTTGATTTTATAGTATGACTCTAGATTCATATGAGCCATACCTAGTTGAAAAAAGCTGCTAGTCCCTCCAATATAACAGTAGATTCAGTTTTTGTATTTGGATTCATTACCTTAACAGAATGACTTAACTTAGGCATTGTTTCAAAAAAGGTTTCAATCGCTGTGAATTGCTTTGTATTAAGTTGATCCACAAAATCATCTAATTCTTTTTGAGTAGAATCGGAAGCATTCCAACTCTCCTCTTCATTATAAATCATCTCTATAGATTTAGTAATCATAGACAAAGTACTATTAATATTAGTTTTGTCATTACCCACCTCAAAGTTTGAATCAATGAATTGATCTAATGAGGGGTATTTTAATTTTAACGATAAAGTATCATCTAATTTAATAGTGCTTTTATGTTTTTTATCCTTTATGACTTTTATTGAATCAATATCAATTTTCACTGGCACAGAGGTTTTATTATCATCAGGACAAATAATATTCACTTCAACTGTCTCTCCCACCGATTTGGCACGAATATTCAAAAATAGATATTCAATATCAAAGGTTGCAAGATTATTAATAGAAACTCCTTTTGTTAATATACACTCCGATAAAATTTCAACAACAGCATTTGTGATTTGCTTAATGTCTTCTGTTTCTAAAGCCATTATTAAAACTTTTTCCTCTCTGACAAGAAAAGGTCTGTATTTTATTTTTTTACCATTAGAGGGTAATATCAACTCATAAGTTGGAGTGTTAATCTTTGGTAAAGGCATAATGTCTGTTTACAATTCAGTATAATTATTTATAGAGGTTTTTTAACCGTTTACTATATAGCGGTCATAGTTAAATGTAACACTTACTTTAAGAACATCAGCAGGTCCATATGTCACAGGAATTGAAGACATTGATTTTGGAAACACATTAACAAATCTATATCTTATCGCTTTTCTATAATCTTTCTCAAATTTACTGATATACATTGTATTACACTTATAAGAGTCTGGATATCTCATCCTTCTATAATAAGCTCGATCATCCTGTCTAGCGACATTATTTGCACCACTAGATATGTATTCCATCCAACCCTCAAATAATTTGAGAAGATTATAGTCAGCATCAACATAAAATGAAAAATCTATGTCTGTATAGATCCTGGTGTGAGCAAACTGTTGAGGAACACCCATGAAATTATCCTTAACTTCTCCTGTTGCATAACTGGTTGTTGGAAGTGAGGCATCATTACAGAGAATACCTGATTTCTCTGAAATGAACCTTTTTATACCTCTTATCTTTGAATACCTTGCCAAATATGCCTCAACACTTGGAGTTAGAGTTGAAAAAGTTACCAAAAAATGATTAGTTTGTGCTAAAGGACCTATCATTCGATTGGCTACTGCCATATTATATGGTTTTATTGTTGTCTCTGCCACTCTAAATAAGTATGATTGTTATTTCTATTTATGTCATATAAGGGAAAATATTATCCTTCATACCCTCAAAAGTATAAAGGAGACCCTACAAACA